ACTATGATTTGCCCAAATTGATATAGAATGATTAGTATGAGAAAACGGAGCAGGTAACTGTATATATTCATCCCCACCATCAAAGCTAACAGCAGAAAATCTGTTGTCTCTCATGGGAGTATAGCGTGATTTTGCAAACTGCTTTATGGTTTGAGCATCGAGTGCTGTTTGGTAAATGCTTAGATTTGATATTTTACCAAGAAATGGATAGTTACCATTAAAGAAATTTCCTATTACAGTTTTTAATCCACTAAAGTCTAAATCTCCAGAAGATGGATATGTATTATTTATATTTGTTAATGATTGAGAAATACCATCTATGTAAAATTTTGTATTATTTACATCTTCAGAATCAACAACATAGCAAATGTGAGCCCACCTATCTCTTGCAGTATAAGCAACTGATTTTTGCCAAGCATTTTGATTTAGATAAATTACAAGAGTAGTTGTAGTAATGGTGATAGTAAACTCACCATAACTACCTCCAAAATTTCCAATAAATAATATACCTTTCTCGCCACTACTAAAACTTGAACTAACATTTATCCAAGCAGATGCAGATAAGCCACCACTATAATTATCTCCAAGCGATGTTCCTATTGTAGTACCTGTATCTACATATACATTACTCGAGTCAAAATCAGTATAGAAATCACTTCTGGCGATTGAGGTTTCTGGTTCTACCTTATCCCCACAGCGTAACCACAATTTAAGGTTTGCAGTTCGGTCTGTTCCGTAAGATGCTGATTTACTAAGATCAATAATTTTTCCGTTATTATAAACGCTTGTAATATCACTACTACTTAGGGCAGTATCCCAAACTGCTATTTCGTCAATGTTGCCATCTGCAAAATCAGATACAAACTGTCCAATACTTAATTCATTTGCATGAGCAAAACTACCAGAAAAAGTATGTGTTCCATCAGCAGAACCATTTAAATAAAAAGTAGCTTCTAAATTATTAACAGAAACTGCAACATGATGCCAAGTGTCATCAGAAATCGTTGTATTACCTTTTTTAGTTTCTGCACCATATCGTATTAAACCTATTTTTGGTGTACTATTAGATATAATAAAAGCTAAATTATTTGTTGCTTCATCTCTTCTAAAAATTGGAAAGTGATGAGAGGCATAATCATGTGAGGCATTTACTTTTATCCATGCAGATATAGTAAATGTATCTCCACTTGGAAGTCCTGTTGGCGATTCATTATATAAATAATCATTAGAACCATCGAAATTGAAGGAATGGGTTGAACCAAATGCAATCCAATTCTTCCATCTGGTATTAAATGAGCCAGAACCCCCATGTTTATGAAAAAGTCTTGTATTTAAACTAGTGCCTGTACCTTCTGCCCAATTCCTCCATTGAGTATTAATACTATTTCCAGATGCACTTTCAGAATCTAAAAAATCACTTTGGTTTGTATTAAGTGATCCTCCACTATTGTCGTGGTCATACTGTTCTTTAATTTTTTCGTTTATATTGTCTGGCATATTTAAATCTTTATTTTAAACAGGGGGGCAGTTGCCCACCCCCCATATTGATAAGTAAGCTATTAAGCTATGATTTGAGAAAGGACTTCAACACCATATCCATCTACAATTTCTGTAGCACCACAGAAACTAGAGACTACGATATTAGAGCGTAAGAAAGAACCTTCTCTGTACTCTTCAATCCTCATCATTTCACCTGCATAACCGAATCCAATAGCATCTTGTACAAAGATACCACCTTTAACAGATGATGCAGTTCCAGAAGAACCACCATCATTATCAGTTATTGTAAACTCTGGAGAAGAATACATACTGATACCTGCTATCTTAGAAACAAATCCTGTTCTAGCACCTTCATCCTGTACTCCTGCACCTGCAAATTGAGCAGATGTCACTAGGTCATTATGTACTCCATAAGTACCCCAGATTTGTCTTGGCTCAAGTACAGCATTTGGCTGACCGGGAGCAGAGTTCTGCTTTAATTTAGCTAGAGCATCAAATAGATTGTCTACAGTTAAAGCTGAATTGTTTGCACCTACTGCACCAGAGAATCCGTCAAACAAAGCGTTTACAATAGAATCTAACTTAGATGCCATTGCATTACCTGCTAATGCACCTGCGTGAGCATATACATCATCAGCGTTTGATAATTTAGCCTCATCATAGATAGGTAGCATAACACTCTGCATATCTAAGGTGATTGTTTTCTTCTCAGAATCCAATGCTGTAGAAGGTGTTACTGCACCCTCTGCTGTATTAGCTACATCTGCTGATGTTACTTTGTTAGAACCTGCGTTATAAGCTATAAATGTAATCTGGTCTGCTTTTGGTTCACTCTTTTGTCTTACCAAAGGCACAGATACACTCGCCTCACTAAATTTAAGAATAGCCTCTGCTTCGATGACTTCTAATAAAGCACCTGCGTAATTCCCACTATCTCCTGTTGCCATTATTTACTCCGTTTCTTTCCAAATATAGAATCCCATTTGCTCTGAGAAATATGAGAGAAGGTAGACCTTATATCAGAGAAGGGTACTTTTTCATGTCCTACAGACATTCTAAAGCCTTCCTCGTAAGGTACTTCTTCATTACCTACCATATAGATATGCTCATTATCTTTTGTAATCGCAGATTTAATATCCCCTTCAAGCTGTAAGCCTGTTGTGGGGTTACTATCTACTGATTCGAGATGTGAACTTTTCTTTGATTTGCTCATAAGTCGTTTTGTCTATCTTTCCAGATACATGGTCTTTTACAGCTTCTTTCAAAGTTGCATAACCTTGCATCCCTGTTGAATCAGATGTTTCTACACTTGGAATATTATTTTTAGGTTTTAATATCTTTCCATGAACTGACCTTAGTTGTGCTAAAGTAAGTTCCTTAAACTCTTCCCTATCATCTTCTGGGAAGTCTGAAAGCAGTTTCTCTTTCTCTGCTGTGCGTTCAGCTTTATACTGATCCACTACAGGAGTTAATTCACTAAGCTGTTTGGCTCTTTCTTCAGCAAGGGTTTTCCATTCTTCATTTTCCTCTAGCTGTTTCTGCCTCTCAACTTCTTGAACCTTCTCAAGTTCAGCAATCTTAGACTCTGCCTTCTGTAATCGTTCTTTCTTTTGCATTACTTCCTGCAATAGTTCAGACTCACGATTACTTATATTGTCTGCACTACTCTGGCTTTCAGTTGCCAACTCTTGTACGCTCTCTTGTACTTTCTCTTCCATTTTTTCCTCCATGTTAATGAAATCTATTTGCCTATTTTAAAGTTAATAGGCTTCGCAGTTTCTTTATCTGCGTTTACTTTAATTCTTTTGTTCATTAGTTTATAAGTAAGTTTTAATGATCTGTTGCTTAATGGCTTTGACTTAGCTGTTACTGTTCTACCCATATCTGCGTTCCATTGTACTTTTTCAGCATTAGTACCACTCCAACCTATAACAACACTTTCATTAGTAAATCCCCTTGTTTGTAATCCATTCATCATATCACCTGTAAGTTTAAGATTTACCTTACTACCCCCACCTCCTCTAAACTTAGTTGCTTTTGATTTAGCGTAACCCCTACTATATTTTTTAAATCTTTTATCAAAAACATCTTTACTTCTTTCTGTAGTATTGGCAATAATCTCATCAGTAATTTCATCACCTATGTGTTTCCAGAATGCTTTGTCAAACTTGGGTATGTTAGCAAGTTTACCCAACTTGAACACCTTCTACTGTTACAGGTTTAAATGTCTTTTTCTTTGATATAAAAGACTTAGCCTGTTTTGGTTTCATTAATTCTTTAGACCTTGATGTTTCTTTTCTCCAATGATGTCTACAATTATGTCCTCCCGAATTAGAAAAAGTGTTTGGAAACCTAGAATCTATCTCATCCCTTGTTAATTCCCCTGCACTTGCCATAAGTAAACATATATCTCTGGTCTTGCTGTCTATAATACCTATGTAAACATATTTAGCATTAGGTTCATCAAACTCAGCCATTTCAACCTTCACATTACGCTCAAATTGATTTAAGCCTGTGTTTACTAAGGTTTCTACTTGATCTATCCTTAAAGCACCTCCTGCACCCCTTAAAATGCCATCTGCTATCTCTTTCTCAGTAGCACCTGCAATGACTCCCCTTGCTATTTCTTTTTTAAGAGTTTCACCTAAACCACCTGCCTGTCTTATGTAAAAACTTCTATCCATTTCTCTTAATGCTGTTAAAGACTCTGCTGTAACTGTGCCTGTCATCTCCATCGCACCTAGTACATTCTGGTACTCAAGCATCAATCTATCTATATCAGCGTTTAGGTTTAGTTTGTTAAGGATAATATCTTCCATGTCCAACCCTTGTAGTACAAGTAGTATCTCATTCTTACTGAGTCCTTGCTTCTGCAAGTCAAAGACCTGCTTAACAAGTTCCTGCTGTACTCTTTCTATTGATCTAGCATATTGTAAGGATGCAGTATCTTTAGCCACGCTGTAGTGCCTCTAGTAGTGGGTTAGTAGGTTGTTCTGGTTGTTCTGGTTCTAGTTCTTCCATCTTTAAAGTTAACTCAGCCTCATCTATATCTGGGTTAAACTTTCGTATAAGTTCTTCACGAGTAATAAGATTATGTTCCATCATAAACTCTAATTTGTTGCGTTCCTCTGTCCATGTCATAGGAAAGCCAACCTCTGGGTAATCAACGCTGTACTTCTCAGATAGGTTTGTGCCTTCATGTACGCTTAACAGTTCTCTATCTATTTCATATCTATCATGTTCAAAGTCTCTAAATACAGGGATGTCTGACTCTCTTGTTTCTATATTATCTACAGAAAGAATCTTTAATGCCTCACCACTTGGTGGTGCAGAGGACTCACCCCATCTAATTGTTAAGCTATGGTTCTGTCCTACTTGGTTGATTAAGTCCTTAACTGATTGAATCATCTGCCCTAGATTAGCACTTGGACTTACATACTGCATGGATGCACCCTCTGGGAGAGCAATCAAACGATCTACACCGAACTTTAAGTAAGGTGGTATCTCTGTATCTAATCCTGTAATCACAGGCGAACCCATCATTAACCTTGTAGCAATCATTACCTCTGTCCACGCATTAGAGGCATGAACAGCACAACGAGTAACATCCGATGCGTTAGTGTTAAACTCTACCTTAGATAATGGGATAAGGTTGTAAGGATTTACCATCTCTAAATTATTCCCTACAGGCATCATCTTACCATTTACATTAAAACGGAAGTGCATACCTTGCTCACCATCTAAAGGCTTACTCCAGAAAGCGAACTGCCTATCTCCATTGAAGTCTCTATGTATCTCATAGCTTACACCATATACCTCACCATCATATACATACTCTTTAACAATAGGATGTATCTTATATTCAATGCGTTGTGTCTTTGGGTTGTACATACTCTGTAAGTGACAGCTACCTAACAGCCAAGCAAGTTCTCCGAACTCTCTTACTTTACTATCTAGGTTGTGAGTCTTTTCAGTATAGTAATCATTGAACTCACCATTAATAAATCTTTCAGCAGGTTGTTTTAATAACATAAGTCTACTCTTAGCAAAACGCTTTACAAGTGACATCAATACAGGTGGTATCTGTGATAAGGACTCTGTGCTGAAATACTGCTGTATATGTTCATCAAGGTTTCTATTATAGTAGAAATCCAATGATGTATTCTTCTCAGCTATAGTATTATCTAACGCACTATATTCTGCATCTTTAACTGAACGCAACACAGCCTCTTTTCCGAGGTCTGGGAGCATTATCTTATCGTGTAATTCCATTATAAACCTTTATGATATGGCATAATCATTCGCCTTTGTATGTTCCTGTATGAACTCCCCCATCCTAGACTTACTTTTAAAATATAAATGTTTACCATAGTAGTGTAAGAACACTATAGTAATAATAACCCCCACTACGATACCTAATAAGAACTCTACCATTCTGTACTAATAGCCTTCTTAGTGCGTAAAGGAAAATAGTAATTACATAAATAACCAAGAGCATCACTTAAATGTGTTTGCTTAATATCTCTCTTGTCTATGTCTCCAAGTCTCCAAACATTCTGCTCTAAATCCATAATTAGATTAGGACATCCTTCTACGCTAAAGTTTCCTTCTCTTATAAGTTTGTTTACACTAGCAACCCTATCTCTTACAGCAGGGTTCTTTCTTGGTGCTTTTAAATTAAATCCGTAGGACTTCATAATCTCATGATCTGAAGAAACAGCAGAACTCTTACGAGCATTACCAGAGGCATCAGATACTACCGATACATTAGGAAAGTCTTTCTTAATTAGTTCAGCCATGTCGTATGTATTAGCGTTGCTCATGCGATACTCTTTAAATACATGAATCCATCCGTTACCCATTCTAACAGCTAATGCACTCGCATAATCAACATTATAGTCTTGGCATATAACTACAGGTAAGTGGTTTAAATCAGTCCTTTTTGCAATATGTTTAGTTCTGTCAAAGTCTTTATATACTCTACCTTGTGTAAGATTAATGAATTGTCCATGCACATAGGCTTTTATCTCATCATCTGAGTAAGCTGATAGTAGGTTTTGTTTGTATTCTTCTGGAAGGTGTGAGTTGTCTAATGTAGAACCATATACGATGCCTATATCTATATCATCACGATTACTTAATTGATACCCCCAATTTAACTGCTCTGGAGTTCCTGTTAAGAATACCTCTAAATGCTTTGCTTCTGGATGTCTTACCCTTGCAATCATCTGGTCAAATACTTCCTTCTTTTGTATAAATGGTTCATCAATTCCTGCCCATGCTAAATTAGAGCCTTTTAAACTATCTGGCTTATCACCAGAACCTAACCAAATGCGACCTTCCCAATTATGTATAAGAAATTCACCTTTCATCTGGTTATATGTATAGTCTATGGCACTACGATTTAATATGTCTTTTAATGTT